TGTTCTAACAACCCAATAAGAACTGAAATATCCTTAATGGGTGTAAGTGTACCTTCTTCCAAAAGCTTTTCTAGGAGAATACCATCTTTACATACGTAGGTATATACCTTCTCAAGTATACCATGTTCTACATCGGGATGATCATAATAATTACCAATTTCAATGAATAGGTTTCCGGTTGGGTCAAGCCTGCCCTTGCTCCATTCCTCTAAGTCATTAAAGTATGGTCTTACATATCCTCTAGCAGGTAAGCCAGTATATAAGATTGTATGCAATAATCTCATATCTGCTTGTGTTTGAGAAACGAGGTGTATATCAACTGTGATATCTTTAGTTTCATAGGGAAACTCTGAAGCTTGGTAATTACCATCTTCTAACTTATCACCGATGATATATTTGTTCACTCCAATATCACCAGCATAATAACCTTGCAGTTCGATTGTTATTCTGGGAAGAGTTTTAGGTCCTTTCACTTGATTATTTCCGATACCAAATAGGGGTATAAACTTCTTCATATTCTTAATCGCCTCTTGAAATCTTTTTTCGTTTTCTTGAGACAAAGGTAAGAAGTCTTCTGGATTCAAAGTTAGACCCATTTCTAACATTGTACTTAGTAAAGAGATATAAAAAGTTCTTTCTACTATTTCTTCTGAGTTTACCATTAAAGTCCTAATCTAATATTTAATTGAACACTCTGATTGCCATTGTCATTAATATACCCATTATAAATTACCTGAATACCTCCAAAACCACTCATTATGGTTTGTAAATGACCAACACAATTTAATTCACTAACCCATTGAGTAGCAATATTTGAAGGATAATCGGTAAGCCATACTTTAAAGGGTATTGGTTCAGAACCAATACCTCCAGGGAATTGACCCTCTATTGTCTTACTTATATCGGTTATCTTAAATTGTTTTACAAATTTAGCAACTTGAATACCGTTGATAAGGTAGTACTGATAACCCTTTACCTTACTAATCTGAGCAGTACTAGTATTTTGACCAGGATTTGGGAGTGGTATATTCGGAGTTGGTTCAAAGCCATACTTAGTAGTTCTAATACCTGGAGATTGAGTTATATTTAAAACTATCTCTGGGTTAGGTTCTTGCTGTGAGATAATCTTAACCGTAGTAGTTCTTTCTAATGGGTCATAGTTACTTGGGTTGTGATCTTGATTAGTAGATTTAGTTTTGATAATAAGCTTACCTGCAGCATTAGCTTCCCCAATTTCTTGGGTTACCTCTAACCAATCGGATGAGCTTTCTAATTTCCAATCTACAGCACGGTATTCATCTTGAGGCTCATTATTTATAAACTTCTGTTGGTAACTATATACCCCTATTTCTAGAGTCTCACCCCTTTTAGTACCATCGAAAGTATGGGAAGTAGTTTCCGGAGTGATACTAAAATAAGTTCCCCAGGTCTCTACTATTTTAGGAGCAGCCTTTTGTATCAGAGTTACTTCCCTTTCTACACCCTGAACTACTACCTTGAGGACCTGCTCTTTTAAGGTCTGTTCTGTATTTACTGCTTTCGGTTTTACACGAATGGTAGCAGTACCAGTTCCTGATAGTGGAGATATTTCAAAATCTACTGCCATTATATAATCCTCCTTATTTCTTTTCTAACTTCATTACGTATTTCCTTTTGTAAGGCAGCTTTTCCACCAGCAGCCTTAAATGCAGGAGCCCAGAGAGGACGAGGTGGTAAGTTACCATCTCTACTACCATACTCGAGCATGATAGCAATCTGATTCAAAGTTTTTCTAGAAGTCTTACCTGTGTAGGTAATCTTCCTGATTCCAATTGGTAATCCTACAAAAGTCCTCTTCTTACCTTTTACTATGGTAACGGACTTTGCATATTGACCAGTAAGGTTTAGCATGGTATGTTCTCCATACTTCTTAATGGTACCCGGAGAATGGGGTGGCCAAGATACTCCAGAACCCTTTGGAGGCATACCCGTATTTAAACTACGCCTTACTATACGAAGAAGTTGATTGCCAAACTTCTCTGTACCTTTCGCATAGCCTTTTGTTAAGATACTTGGGGTTTGAGCAATCAACCTTTCTGCACGAGCTTGTTCTCGTTTATCTACGTATATTTCTAGTGAACCAATTGGGGTCGATAGATTAATATTAACCGACTTACTTGGCATGTTACTTGTCTTTAAATAATCCCAGCTCTTCAGCAATTTTCTCCAGGAGTGCTTCTGACCTATTCAATCTGACATCCACATTACCCATATAGGCTTTAAATTCTTCGAACTCAGGAGCTGGTTTACCGGGTTCTTTGTAATTGATAGAGCCTAAGATTTTATCACATTCTGATACAATTGCCTCATACCTTTCTCGGTTATTGAGGATATTCACGGCATTCTGTCTCTGATTAGAAACTTCACTGACAATGTTATCCAGGTTAGTGGTATAATAAATACCATTGTAAATACCTTCCTCTGCCTGAGATGGCAAATAGATTGTGATTTGTGATACTGAATCTTGTATCACAAGTTCAAGGCTATTTACAAACCCATCCTTAACCATGGATGCCATGGGTTTACTTTCACCTACCTTCAAAATCCTTGCCTGGTCGAAGATAGGATAGAGAGCACGTCGGTCTCTTTCTAAGGAGAAGATTATATCCCCTTTCTGCAACTTTTGAAAAATCATTTTATCGTCCATGTTACCTCTTATTTATTAAATTTAAACCAAATGAAACTGCACCTGGGTTCTTCTGCATGAAGTCTACCAGGTTTAGGAATTGATAGTATCCAAATTGATCTATGAGTACCTGAGCTTTGTTTGCTACTTCTTGTGCAATCTCTATGTTAGGAGCGGGTAATGCCAATTGTATCTTAAATTCAGTGAACACTAAAGTAATATTCATAAGTAATCACTGCTGCAAGCTGAGTTACATTGATGGTAAGTTCCCAACCATCATCATCATTTTCTGCTTGCCTTAATTTAATGGTACCTGACCTTGTTGATTCTACGGTATTCTCTGTTAAGGTTAAGGTTAACCCATAATTTCCATTATCACTCGATAACGTTGTAATTGCTACATTTGTAACCCAACTTGGTTTTGAGGTTACAGTTAAGGCTAATGGGTATCTTGTACTTATTTCAGAACCGTTTATTACCTTAGTCTTAAAAGAATAAGCTACATCAACTGTAAAGTTATTACCTCCCAAAGCTGATAATCCAGTTCTGGTAGTAGTTCTTGAACCAGTAGGGGAAGTAAAAGCCAAATAATACTTATAGGATACTGAAGCACCACCCTGAGTGATATCTACATAATCAGAAGCCCCATCATAGTTAGCAAAGACTCTAACAGTTCTAGAACTGGTACTACTGTTTGAAGAAGCAGTAAGGGTAGTCCCAGATAATGTAAAACCCGAAATATCATTGGTACTTAAGGATGGGTCAGCAATATCATAGCCATCACTTACTGTGTAACCAGAAGTATAATTTGAATATCGATTTCTACTTGCACTTGGGTATAAAGCTACACTCCCCCCAGTATTAGAAATAGTGTATGAACTAGCAGTTAGAGTTACAGACCATGAACCATAAGAATAGCTCAACCATTTATTTGCCTCTTGATATACTGGTACACTTACAGATTTGGTTTTACCATTTAGTGATAAGGTACCAGTAATGGTTCCTACTTGGGTTCTAGATTTTATGGTATCTTCCAGATTACTTGCACTAACTGCAGTACCATAACTAATACTAGCACCACTTGTAATCGTACCTCCTCCCGTTGTAGAACCATTCCATCCCCAGGTCTGGGAATAAGTTGGCAAAGTAGTAAATGAACTTCTTGTACCTCCACTTGCAGGTATATCTGTTACAGCTCCACCACTTGCAGTAATTTCACTATAAGTCTTATAACCTGCAGATTGAGAACAAGATATGGTTACTTTCTTATTGGTTTCTGCTTGGGTTAAAGTTACGGTACCACTACGAGTACTGGTAGAAGTATTATTACCCATAGTTACTGAAGTACCGGTACCGGATATACTTCCTCCATTAGCTCTAGTATAAGTTAAAGAAATTTGGTTACCATAATTATGGCCATTTCTTAATTCTTGCTTGTATGAAGTTACCGTGAAAGTTTTAGTACCTCCAGTTGCCCCAAAAGACATAGAAGTGGGGTTTACACTAAATCCATAACGCCAAGATTGAGATGCAGCAGCTTGAGTAAAGGTTACTTTAAAAGTTTTACCAGATTCGTTCTGTGTAACAAGAGTATTGGAATCTGACCGAGAGGTTAATCCCAGATTCTCTGAAGCAGTCCAAGGAGGTACTTGATTACCGTGATTAGTTACCCATGTAGGTGTATTACTAATAATATAATTTACAGTAACTTCAGCTCCATTAGCTATTCCATCCCAATATTTCTGTTTCGTAGAAATAAAACCAAAGCCTTGATTAGAAGAACTGGGGTTACCCAAAGCATCAAAACTTATACTACTGTATCGAGAAGTAAATGTATACTTATAAGTTACCTTATGAATATCTTCGAGTTTGACACATTCGTTGTTTCCATAGGAACTGGCATTGGATAGTTCCAACCCCACATAATTTTCCCCTGTTCCTGTAGGGGAGAGTGCTAACAATTCAGCCTTGGTAGGACAGTCATTGCCATCCTTACCAAGGCCTACTTTACTTTTGACAGCACTCCAGGTTGCTATCTCTCCCATAAGATTTATTTGTTTTTAAGTTCCTGAATCTCTGCCTTCAAAGCCTTGATTTCATCATAGAGAAGTTTAACACCCTCGATTGCCAAGGTTGACATCTTGTGATATTTAACTTGTTTTACGAGTACATACTCTTCTCCGTTGATTTCTAAGGTTTCGAATTCTTCTGGATTGGGTACCGTAGATTTCTCTACTGGAACTTCTTCCACATATTTACCAAAGCCTAAGCCCTCGAGGTTCTGAGCAATAGTTCCCTCGTCCTCTTTACCAAGCATTTCGAATGACTTGGTTGGTATCTGGCAAATCTGTTCCAGAGTATGATTCAAAT